CCTTTGGTGATTCTTAAATCTTGAACATAACCATGAAGCGTATTTGTTGCGCCAGTTAGATTATTTAACGAAGAATGATAATCTCCTAAAACAGGCCGTCCTTGAACATATGTAATAGAATTTGTCCAAGTGTTTCCAACATGAGTACCATCAACAAAGATTTTATGATCATTACCGTTTCTAGTAAGAGCAATGTGATGCCAGGTATTAAGTGAAAGAACACTTGGAGCTCCAATTACATCTGTGTTGTTAACATAATATCTTAGATCTGTATTCGAAGTATAAAAATGAGGTACTGCTTCATTAGTACTTGCTCTTAAAAATGAAATTAAATTTCTGCCACTACTTAGATTATGAATATAAGCCCATAATTCTATTGTCCAATCGGCTGTACCAAAGTTATATACTGGATCATCATAGCCTGGAGTGATTGAAAGACTATCTCCCCAACCATCAAAATACATTGATTTTGTACTAGCAAACTTAACCTGAGTCGTTGAGCCAGTAGTGTTTCCGACAAGCTGTAGATTACTGGTTTGTGATTTATCTATGATCGAAGCGTCCGTTCCAGAAACAAGAAGTGAAGTGTTTGTAATTGCTGTAAGTGGGGCAGTTGGTGGAGTAAAGTCAGAAGTGTATACAGCAGTGCCTTTAACAATACGAACATCAGTAATGTATGTATTAGAGAAGAGAATGGTTGACCCATCATTATACCCACCAATATTTACTGGGCCCGTATCAACATTCCAGTCAGAAACTGAGGTATTGGAATATGATTGTGTGCCGTTGGTGTAAACTTTAATTGTACTGGTGCTTTCCCTAACTAGTGCAATGTGATTCCAAGTATTCTGTTGTAATACTCCAGTGACAGTGGTTGTTAAATAAGTGTAGTTAGTTCCATTATTTGATAAAAATAAATCAATAGCTCCATCGGCCATTAGTTCTAAATACCATTCGGCAGTTCCTGTATTGTACCCTTTACCTAGTAGTACACTAAATTCAGCATTGGTGGCTGGGACATACACCCAAAATTCGGCTGTAAACGCAGAGGTAGTTCCAAGCTGCAAGTCAGTAGAGTTAGCAACAGTGAGGTTAGTTCCAGAAGAACCATCGAAATATACAGACCCGCCGTGTGTTGCTGAATCGTATGAAGGATGATCATATTTGCCAACTGGTTTTATTGCCGTATTACCATACGTTGTAATTGCATATGCATTTGATGAATTATCAACAAAATACGGAAACTGCTGCTGATTAGTTAATAGTATAGTGTTAGTTACTGCTGTTATATTGTCAGTTGATGGAGTAAAATTACCATCATATACAAATGAACCACTAACTAATCTTAAATCTGAAACATAGGCTTTAACTCCACTAAAAAATGTTCTTAAATTCATTGAACTTGTAAAATTTGTACTATCACTAAAAGTCGTGTTTTGATTAAATGTAGTCAATGTTTGACTTACACCATTTACATAAATTTCAATAGTTGAATTTCTTCTTTGAACTACGAGGTGAGTCCATTCGTTTCGAGGCGGCCAGTAGTTATCAACATATTTTCCTGTAGTATAAGAACCATACAAACCATAACCAAAAGCTAAACCATTATATCCAGCATAAGTAGCAGTAGTAAATGACCAGCCTAAACCGCCTCCACTGTATTCTGTGTTTATAAAAGTTTTGTGAACACCTGTCATATCTTCGTCAGGCCAAATCCAAAATTCGAATGTAAAATCACTTGTACCAAGATCAAGACCATTGGGTATTGTATAATAATCACCACTTCCATCAAAGTAAGTACTGTACCCACCATGCCTATATGGACTAAATGTACCAGCATGAGCATCACCATTCACTGTAACAGTATGATTATTTGTTGATCCATCGGTGATAATATTATTAGTAGATGTATCAACTGCTGTTGCTAATAAAGTTGTGTAATTACTATTTAAAATCTTAAATTGCAGAGTTATAGATGTGTTTGCACTGACTGCACCATTGACTCCATCAGTTGCATTAATTGTTAAAGTAAATGTTCCGAAATTGGTATCATCTGTACTAGGTGTAATAGTAAATACATTATCTGCTTGACTTATTGTAGCAATACTTTCAAGTCCACTTGTAGAATAACTCCATGTCAGAGGGAATCCTTCTGGGTCTGTAGAAACCGCTGTGATTACAGTAGGAGTTCCATCGATTTCTAGTGTATAAGTTCCATCTACTCCAGTGATCGCACTAGGCGAATCGTTTTGTACTGTAGCAATCTTATACCAACCAGAACCAGAATACACATAGATGTTGTTATTTGATTGTACAAACGCCTGAGCCCCGTCAGTTCCTGTTGCTGCAATCAATGCATTCATATCTGCATAGACAGTTACGCCTCCGCCACCAATTTCACTAGTGGTGCCAGAAGAATCAATCTGGGTGTCCAGTGAACCACCTTCGGACATCAATTGTGATAATTTTCTTGCTCTAGATGCAGGCATTAGATAAGACCTTTTTCTCTTAGTTTCTCTCTATTTATGAGATGCAACTCTACCAATTCTTCTTTACTCTGTCCTTTATATGGAACTGCATGATTATTTTCCAACATTAGTGAAGTAACAGTTCTTTTCGAAAAGTTATTTTTAGAGTCTTTGTATTCAATTTCAAAATCTCCAAGAATTCTTCCGAACTTTCCTGTCTTATCTTTCTGTGTTTTGATCGTTTGAATAGAACCAATCGGAAGTAATTCTTTTAGGTATGCTTTTGCAGCAAGTCCAAACTGTTTTTCTACTTTATCTCTTGTTCTAGATTCTGGAGTGTCGATTCCCATGATTCGAACTCTTTCTCTGTGCATCCAAATTCCAAAGCCTAAGTCAATGTCTACATCCACTGTATCACCATCAACAATTCTTAAAATTTTACAATTATATTCATATGCCATTTTTTTTACCTTAATTAACTAATAACAAAGCTACCATCTGTAGTGAAAGTATAAGTCCACTTTGTAGTATTACTATCATAAACTTCTGTACCAGTAGTAGATGCAAATTGTACAGTTGAGTGTATAATTACAATACCAGACCCGCCATCGCCGCCAGTACCGCCTGGATATCCGCCACCGCCACCACCAGACCCTGTATTTGGTGTTGCAGAGGCACCAGTACCAGCACTTACACCAGAACCTAGTCCGGCACCTGTTGCGGTATCCACAGAACCAACTGCAGTGCCATTTTGGTATGTATACGCACCACCAGAACCACCACCAGCGTATTTGTTACCAGAACCAACTGGCCACTCTATACCAAGTCCGCCGTCTCCAGATGCTGTATTTGCAGTTGCGTTGCCACCAACTCCGCCGGCGCCACCACCACCGCCTCCAAGATATCCATTTCTACCATAGCCATATCCACCGTCATATCCAAAACCGCCATCTGTACTTGTGGGCTGGGTTGCAGAACCGCCTGCATGAGTAGTCGATGATTCGGATGAGCCGCCGCCACCACCAGAACCACCATCCGAACCAGCAGTTCCTGCGTCATAGTAACCGCCTCCACCACCACCAAGAGCGGTTTTACCTAAGAATGTAGTGTTTCCTCCGTTTCCACCTTGAGTATCTGATGCACCACCAGTACCACCTTGTCCAATTACAATATTATATGTTGATCCATCAAGTTGAAGTGTGCTGGTAGATGTTATTACGCCGCCGGCGCCGCCGCCACCACCAAAATCTTCACCACCACCGCCCCCACCGGCTACCATTAAATATTCTATATCTGCTTGGAAGATTAAATTAAAATCAACAAATCTAGTAGTAGTTTTTGCACCATCTGATGCAGATAATCTTGCACGAAATGCCCCGGCATCACTAATAGTAGTTGTTGGAGTAAATGTATAAACTCCGTTTGCGTCTACTGTTGTGTCTGCAGAAAGTTGTGCTGGCCTCGTATTTCCTGTATTCTTATACGCAATATCATATGTAACATTGAACCCTTCTGGATCTTCTGCAACCATTGTAACTGTACTTGTGGTTCCATCACTATTAAGAGTATGATTTGCTGGTGGTTCTGTTAATACAATCGGGGATTCATCTCCACTATCCACTCTACTCCATTCTGTTCCATCCCACACATATAACGCCTTTGTATCTTGAGTAAATCCAAAATCACCCACAGTATTTCCAGTAGCAGGAAACGCAGCAAAGTTTGCATATTCTGTAACAGAGGAACCAGAAGAAGTGCCACCACCATTAGCATCCCATACTCCAGATGTAGAGTCGAATGTGTAGGTTGTGTTTCCTACTAGTATAGTGTCTCCGTTATTTGGATTGCTTGGAAAATTAATTGCCATTTGTTATTATCCTTGCCAGACCGCCATGTTAGCAGCCCCTATTTTATTTCTATAATAATCGTGTACCTTTTGTATTTCTGATAAAGTTAAAACTACATCCCAGAATACAAAGGCATATACCTCATGAGTTGCAGTCCAAGTAGGATATGCATTATAAACCATCGCACTAGAAGCCATTTGCAACCCTGTTGTTATAATACTATTAGATTGACCAAGTGTTAAGGCATTATACGAAGTGTTTCTGTTATTGTTTGGATATATACCATTTACTGTATCTACAACAGTTTCTCCCGCCCAAGCAGTTTGATATCCATAATAATCAGTTCCCTGACTATTATGGAAAACTGAATAGTATCCCGCATCCGCAGAGCCAGTACCAAACAGCACATGCATGTTATAACCAGTAGGTGGTCTAGATATTATAGCCCAAGTTTTCTGTCCTGACATGCTGCCACCAAAATTTATGGTACTATTCGTAGAAAAAGTCAAATGTCCATCTCCACTAAGAGAGCCTGGATTGCTTATAGTTTGATTGTTAGAATTTCCAGAAAGATCATTTAATACTGTAGTACTTACGGCCGTATTATAACTATTTGTATCGGCAAACTCATACCACCCTATTATATTCTGTCTCTGAGGTATAAATTCAAGTTTAAAATCAATCAGTCTAGTAGTAGTTCTCGATCCATCCGATGCACTCAGTCTTACTGTAAAATTTCCCGCATCGGCCGGATTTGTGGTTGGAGTAAATGTATAAACTCCGCTTGTATTTACTGTGGTGTCTGTTGAAAGTTGTACTGGCCTTGTATTCCCTGCGGTTTTATATACAATACCATATGATATATCAAATCCTTCTGGGTCTTCCGCAACCATTGTAACTGTACTTGTGGTTCCATCAATATTAAGAGTGTGTGTTGTTGGTGGTTCAGTAATAATTATAGGACTTTCATCATTTCCAGAAGATATTTTATCCCATTCGGTTCCATCCCATACATATAATGCTTTCGTGTCTTGTGCAAATGCAAAGTCACCTTCAGTGTTTCCTAAAGATGGAAACGCAACAAGGTTTGCGTATGCAGTGACTGAAGAACCGTCAGATCCCGCCGCACCATCCGCTCCAACAGCATTTAGTGCAACCCATTGAACACTCGAACCATCATCATAATATACATATGTTTTTAAGTTTGCAGAATTGAACCACAAATCTCCACTAGATGCGCCACTTGGTGCTGTGTCAGAAACACTATGTCTTGTTAGATTTGATGTTGTTGGTTGATAAAAGACAATATCAACTTCATCGTTTACTGTAAGTGCAGTCTCAAATGTAATAGAAGTTCCATTTTCAGCAGTAAAATCTGATGGATTTAACATTGCTCCGTTGACTGACACAACAACAGGAGACCCTGCATCATATACAACACTGTGCGTTGTTTGAGATGCGGTTGCAACAAATGTACTTCTCTGCGCCTGTTGCACTGAGACATCTGCAGATTTCTTTAGCAACCAGTATCCTCTTGTAGAATTATATACATATATCTGTCCATTATGCGTATGTGTTTCGCCATTCGCTGGATTTGCTGGAAATGTTATTGCCATTTTAAACCTTTAATATGAGAATATCGTTTCTATTATTTATATAAATATAATTACAACTTTTTTTAAAACGGAGAATTTGATGTTTCTTTCTATATTGCTTCTTTTGGTTGCAATAGCAATATCAACGGTCGCTGCTTATTACTCCATTATTGGTTTAGTTACAATATTCGCAGCTGCGGTATTGCCCACTGCAATCATGGCTTCTGTTCTAGAAGTCGCAAAAGTCTTAACTGCGGCATGGTTGGCCGAAAACTGGAAAAAAGTTAATTTTTTCTTGAAAAGTTACTTGACTTTTGCCGTAATTGTGTTAATGTTGATAACCAGTTTGGGTATCTTTGGATTTCTTTCGAAGGCGCATATTCAACAAACATCTAATGCGAAGGAGAATGTCGCACAGATAGAAACTGCAATTACTAAGATTGAGAACAATGATACTATCATTGCAGATTCTCAGGCAGAAATTGCAAAGATTGAAAACTCAGTCTCTGTAAGAAACGATGAAATAAATGCAGAGATTAAAAGAGAAGAAGATAGGGTCAGACAGGCGGTTGCTGATTATCAGTTGCTTGTTGATGAACAAAATGAAATTATAAACGGCGCAAGGAAGAACTTAGATTTATTAGAAAAATATCTTGCAGAAAATGATGTAGTTGCTATGCAGTCTCTTGTAGGAACAAATCCAGATGGAAAGTATGGCCCTGCAACTGCAAAAAAAGTAGATGAGTTTAGAACGCAAGAAGAAGAACGTGTTGGTGAATTGATTTCTTCTGCTAGAAAAAGAGTCAATGAATTAAGAGACAATCAAAGAGAAGAAAGAAATAAAAGTACAGAGTTAATTAATAGATTGAAGTCTCAGATTGGTGTTTTAGAATTATCCGCATCTCAACTTTCACAAATTGAAATCTTAAAAAATAAGATTAGAACTTCTACTGAAGAAACTCAAGTACTAAATGAAGAAAAACTTGAACTGGAAAAGAGTTATAGAGAGTTGGAGGCAGAAGTTGGCCCAATCCGTTATGTTGCAGAGGTCGTATATGATGATGTAAATGAAACAGTTTTAGAAGACGCTGTTAGATTTGTTATTTTGTGTTTAATATTCGTTTTTGACCCTCTTGCAGTTTTATTAGTTATTGCAAGTTCTCAAAGTATACGATATTATAGACGATTGAAAAGGGGTGAAAATATAACACATCTTTCAGAAGAAGAATTTAAAGAACCAGAAGTCGATATGAAAATCGATTTTAAAAAAAAACCAGCCGCCCACGATACAATTGAGAACTGGTCAAGAGAAAAACTTAAAGACCACAATAATTTAGAATAGGAGAGTACATGATAAACGTAGTAAAATTGGTGAGTTATACTCAACCCAATGATGACTTTGAAGGCGAGTTAGAAAATATAACCGACTTGATTGCTTATGCTGCAAGAGTATCAAACCCTGCAAATCAGTCAAATAAAAAAACTAATAGTAGATTGATTTCTTATCTCATTAAACACAAACATTGGAGTCCATTTGAGATGGTTGATGTCTGTTTGGAAATTGAAACTACTAGAGACATTGCCCATCAAATGGTAAGACACCGTAGTTTTTCATTCCAAGAATTTTCACAAAGGTATGCAAACCCCAAAGAAATGGGAGAAATGTTTGTAAAGAGAGAATGTAGACTTCAAGATCACGAAAACAGACAAAACTCTATTGAGATTGAAAATGATCCATCATTAGTAGAAAATCAAATGCATCAAGATTTGATTGCAGAATGGAGTCGTAGACAATCAGGCGTAATTGAAACTGCGAGAAAGGCCTACGAGTGGGCAATTGAAAATGGAATTGCAAAAGAACAGGCAAGAGCTCTACTTCCAGAAGGACTTACAAAAACTAGATTGTATATGAAGGGTAGTATTCGTAGTTGGATTCATTATATCGAACTTCGTGGTGCGAATGGAACTCAAAAAGAACATATGCAGATTGCACATCAGTGTGCGAAAGTTATTTCTGAAGTGTTTCCACTTGCAGAAAGTTATTTGCCAAAAAAATAGGGGATTTAAATCCCCTATTTTTTATTCTTTAATGGTGATACTAGTAACTGTATGCCTCGCCTTCACCTTCCCAATTTGGATCTTCGTGTGCAGGCATTTCTAGTTCGTCTTCATCTACCATAGTTAGATCCAATTTAGATACATTGTCAAGTTCTTTTACCAATGTCCATCTTTCTGCGTTGGTATGAGGTTGAGAATTAGTAAGAACAATTGGTTCATTCACTTCATCATTATTTGGATTTAGAATTAGAATCATTCCACTAATACATTCGCCCGCAAGTTTCCTTAGAAACTCTCCTTCTGCGAGTTCTGTTTTGTAAATATAAACTTTGGCCATATCTGTTGGAAGATTCCCCCCTACAAAATTTGTCCATTCTTCTGCTGTTGCCATTTTTTTATCTCCTATTGTATTAAAATTTCGTAACTATCGTCTTGTGCTGAACCTGTTCCTGTGGTTGTTGATGCTCCAGTACCTTCTCCAAATGAACTTGATGCATGTGTAAAACCAGTTAATGGAATTGCAGAACTCACTTTTACAATAGTTGCTGTCAATTGGCCAGTAAACGCAAGATCTTGCGTTAAAGTATTCATCGTGGGTTCTATTATTACATAACCACTGAAATCCAAATTAGATTGAGAACTGGTTTTAATCTGATAACCAGTTAATTGTCCTGTATATTCTACTAAAGAAGAATCTAGAACATTGTTAGTAATTGCCTCTAATGCACCAAAGTTTTCATCTGCAGTATAATTTAATTGACTACCAGTTTTTTCTAGTAGATATGTAATCTCTCCAGTTTGATATACCGTAGAAGAATCATATGATTCCATTTGAACATCAAATGTATCCCCTGTAACTGCTGTAATTACAGGAGCATCTGGATATGTAATATTAGGTACGGTATCTGTTAAAGTTGCCATTTATACAGCCTTTTATTTTGGCATCCACAGTACAACTTGTCCACCTTCATTGAGTGGAATACACCAGTGATCTGTATCAGTTCCACCTGTCTGGAAATATCCGTTTGCATCAACAGGAATCGTTGCAGCATCCAAGAACGCAAGGAAGTTCTCTGCAAATCCCATAGACATTTTCATACCAGCGATTTTACCCATTACTGAGAATTTAACATTTGTTCCGGCATAATTGTGTGTATTGTTTGCGGTATATCTAGTATAGTTTGAGTTTGTGTAGTTACCAGTTTGCCAGTTCATGCCCGAAGATTGGTTATTACCAGCCATTCTTCCTGTACTTCCCACACTAATAGATGGTTCGTATATTACAAATCCATCATCCTGACTATCAAGAGACTTTCCTCCAAATTCAGTCAACCAACCCTTTGCACCGTCCCATGTATAATCCAATCCATTAAAGAAGTGCGAATTGAAAGACTTTGGAACAGCGGTCAGTGCTGTTGCGGTATTCGCACTACCACTTGTTGTGCTATAAGAACTTAGGCAATATGCCATTGGCCCTTGGTGTCCAACCCATCCTAACCATCCCATATGTAATCTAGTTGTACTTTGAGTATTCCAAGAACCAACATATGAATTGTTCCACGCTTCTGGAGTTCCCTCAATATCTCTACCAGCACTTCTACCAGTTGAACCATTTGTATGAGTTGGGTATTCTGTTAGAACAAACTGTGGTCTTGAATATCCTCTTTGGTTGATTTGGTATGCAAAGTTGTTTTGATTTGTTGTCATGTTTCCTTCGTCAAGTGCCTTTGCGCCACCATAGGTGTTATTATTCCAACTATCGACTCTATAATAACTATAAGAATATCCATTTGTCAACTGACAAATTAATGGTGAATTTCCTCTGTTTGCGCCGGAATTGTCACAAAATTCTCTTCCGCTAAATGAAATTCCGTTGTGAATATACTGTCCTGCACTTGGCATGTTTTCACCAAATGATTTGTTGTACTCTCCAAAGAAGAAAACATTTGAACCATCATTGACCTGAGCGGCGTTTGTGAATACAATTGTTGTTGCGTAATCACTGTTAAATAACCAAATTGTCCCCGCTGAAGAATATCCAACCATTGTATCTACATATGGGCCTCCAGCGTCATTTTTCCACCACGCACTCTCAGTTCCATGAGGAAGTCTGATTGGGTTAGAATATCCAGTTGCAGATGCTGCATCTGTCCAATCTGCTGCATAATTAAATTGCAATCTGTAGTTTGCACCACTGTTTGCTGTTCCACCTTGTGAGATTGTGATACCAAGATATTGATAGTTTCCAGAAGTTGCATTGTCTGCAGTTGGTCTTCTAATAACTCTAGTACAGTTATCATCTGTTCCTAGAACGAGTCCTGCTCCTGCTGTATCAAATCTTGACCATCCCATTGTGATGAGGGTTTCTGTAATATCAACAAGAAACGTTTTTGCATCTGTTGCAGCTGTAGATGCTCCGTATGATAGATATTTACAATTGGTACTTAGAGTACCGCCATTGATAGTGACTGCCATGGTTTTCTCCTATATTAATTCGGTTGTTTGATTCTATATTTATATATATTTATTTATAATTGGCTTACCAAAATTGATTATAGTCTTTCAAAAATGGTCTGTTTGGTGTATAAAAGTCTGCATTGATGCAAATTCTTGTAGTGTCTCCTACATGTTCCGCTGGAACATGATATAACCAAGACGGAAAAAGATAAAGTGTATTTTCTTTTACTTTTATAGATATTTCTTCCTCGGCAAACTTAAATTTTATTTCCCCACCATCTTCTGGTACATTTAGATAGAATGTTGAAGAAACGGAATGGCCTTTCTTTTGATGATGGTGCCAGAAATTATAACTTTTCTTTTCTGTTTGTACATATACATATACTTCTGGTTCCCACTGAAAATCTATTAGTTTATTTTGCTTTACAGATTTAATTCCATATCCTTCAAGACAACATAAAATTTGTTTTATGGTTTGGTGATATAATGGAGTAATTTTTTCTAAAAAATCGGGGTTGGTGTAAGGAGTGTTAAATCCCATGTTATCTAAAATTTGTTGATCTATTACAGAATTATATCTTTGAATAATTTCGTCTTCAAAGTTTTCTTTAATCAGATTTGAATATGGAAAATCTATTTCTATAACATTTATATAACCACTGCCAGAATATTGATGGTGATTTCTCAATGGAAATGGTTCACTTAAATTACCAACACAGACATCATCATCTAAAGATGTGATGTCAAATTTTTCAATTTTCATTATTTTATCCTTTATACATAATCAACTTTTACAGTTAAATTTTCTCCCGAACCACTATCTACATCTAAGGTTAATGTATCTGTAGTTAAAATTGAATTTGTTGTGAAATTTGCTGTAACTGTATTTTGTCCAGTTGGAATTGTAAATTGTTGCAATTCACTTCCGTTTTTATTAATTGAGAAAATTACTGCAGCGTTCACTGACTGTTCTATAGTTGCAGTTAATGTTTGTAGTGAAACAGTTCTATCTGGACTAAATGTTTTTGTTCCAGTTAAAGGTGCAACAAAGCTTCCTGCTCGTAACATATAAAATGTAGTATTTGCATTAGAATTTACCCAAGAGGTTCCATCCCACACATAAAGTGCTTTGGTTGCGGTAACAAATCCAAGATCGCCTTGTGTGTTACCTGTTGTTGGTAAATCCGATAAAAGTGCATATGTTGTAACCCCTGCACCACCAGAACCAGTTGCACTACCGTCTGCGACTGCAGTAATCCATTCAGAACCATCCCAAATATACAACTTACTTGTATCTTGTGCAAATGCAATATCGCCATTGGTATTTCCAACAAGGGGTAGATATGATTCTAATGAATAAATTTCTACAGATGCGACCAATGATGTTCCATCTGGTGCAACCAATGTTGCAGTACCAGCAACTTCTTTAATCTTGTTTTTAAATGCTGGAGTGTTTTCTACATATGTCGATAAGTCCTGTGGTACAAACTTAGAAGTTGTTGCATCATAAATTAAACACATTTGTGATGTGAGAGTTGGAATAGGACGAATTTCCATTTTTTGAACATGTTTTTCTTGCGAATGTTGTCCATAAATGATGTAATTTCCGTTTTCGTTTTGTTCAACTTCCAAGTCTTTTACACGAATGGTTCCTCTCATGACTGAGTGATTTCCACATTGATAATATAAAACATCTGGTGCATTTGAAGGAACTGTAAATGTGATTGTGCCATTATCCGTTCTAGAATTTGTAACACCACTTGTCCATTCTCCGACATAATCTCCTGCAACAAATCCAGTACCATTGTCAGTAGTAAAGTAGAATGGATGTCCTACAGCATTAATATTCACAGTATATGTGCCACCACGATAAAATGGGCCAATCTCTGTATTATTACCACTTGCAGTTCCACTAAACACATATGCACCAGTTACTGCTGTTACTGTATAAGAAATCGATGGTGCAGTCAGTGTTGGTAATGTAATAGATGATGGAACAGAAACAGCAAGTCTTTGAACACTAGTTGTGTTGCCGCTATTAATGTCTGGATGAGAATGGTCGACTGTCGAATAAGTTGCCCAAGAAACTAAATTATCATCTCCAGCGCCCTCAATCCATTTTAACTTAAACGCATGTGCCTGTGTCATGTTTCCATACTGAGTATTTGCAAAGTTATTAATTTGATATGTACCTTGCATGTATAATGGAACACTTGTTTGAGTTTGATTGGTGATTGTTATTCTTGCATATGGTAGTGCGGATTGTGTCCAAGTCCATTGCCATGCAGTTCCATGTCCTGCAGTTGGGTCTGCAACTTGAATTTCTAATGTCTCTGGTTGTACATTTGTGTCAACATTTGATAAATCATCTATAGCTGATGGAATTGTATCTGTGCCAATTTTAGTACCTGTAGGTAAATTGATATTTCCTTCAGTATCAATCGAAATTTCAGTACCACCAATGTTTAGTGTGTTACCACTGATGTAAAGGTCACGAAATCTATTTGATGGACTACCTAAATCATATGCCTCGTTGCTATCTGGAATCAGATCACCAGTAACAGAAGTAATATTTGTTATTGTGACATTTGTTGGATTTCTCAACTGTTTGAGTGCAGAAGAAATTCTAATCAATTCATCGGTAGTTGCAGTTGAAATAAGTGTATTCGCTCTGGTGTTGACTGCATTTTCAATATCGGCGTCTTCAGATAAGCCTATACCTTTTGCAGAACGAGTAAGATCCAACAAACCACTTGCAGTTGCAGTTGGAATTGCACTTAGTAATTCTGTCTTGAGTGATGCAATTGATGTGTTTAAGTTACTATCTGCCATTTATCCAATCCTATGGTTAATAATTAGACCAGTTTTGTGGGTCTACTGGAGTCGTACCCCCCCCGCCACCAGTGGACGCTGCAATTGGTGCGAAACTCACTGTAGAAGTACTGACTGGAATAACAATATTTGCAGCTGTTACAAAAGTTGGTTCTGCAGCAAGTTTAAACGATACTACAGAAGTACTGACTGGAATAACAATATTTGCAGCTGTTACAAAAGTTGGTTCTGCAGCAAGTTTAAACGATACTACTGACGAAGATACTAATGCCATTAGACACCTACATTATTAATTGGGAAGGCCCAACATGTTGGATAGTATGCGTTATTAGTTCCTGTGTTCATTATTGCAGAAGGTCTGTGTCCTCTGAAAATAACATATTCTGTTGCATCACTAGTTTGTAATGTATCGCCGATATATCCAACCGTATCAGCGGTTCTATAAGTATTCAACATTATCGAATGATATCTTGTATCAACATCTGGATTTACATCGTTGTATTGATATCCTTCCCAATTCATTGGATACCATTGACATGGAATGAGTGATGGTTGCAGGCCAGTAGAAGTTGGTGTCTCTGGAACCCTTGCAGCGGGAGAAGGAACCATTGTACAGAAATTTTCATAATTCTGGAAGTTACCATTCATGTTCCATGGTGACTGATATGCAGCACTGACCGTTGTATCGAAAAAAGTATTGTCTGGTTTCCATGCCTGGAATCTACCAATCGTAAATCCGTTAGATGACCAATTTGTTTCCGTATGATAGTTGTCAGTTGGATTTTCCGAACCAGTTTCCATCCAACAGCCAGGATAATAAAGACTATTTTGACTAAGAGCATCTACATCGTAATCATTCTTGACAAAATCTGACCAAACAGTTAACTTATATTTTTGGTTTGTTGGGTCTGCAGTTGTTGTATCTATTGATTGAAACGCTAGTGTTGTATCATTTACAACGAGATGATATTCTCTGCCAGTAGAATGAGTGACACTAAGTTGAGTATTTCCACCTTGTGTGTTGCTTGCCCCTAATATATTCTGAATTCCATCTTTTGAATATGCAGTAAATCCACCTTGTCCAGAAGAACCTAATATTCTTAATTGACATTCTACATCAAAAGTTGTACCGTCCCACTGAACATGTTTTTTGGTGACTGCAAAAAAGTCATCCTGTCCTTGAGTTGTGAATGCGGTTGAATAATCTGTACCAATTACAGGTGTATGATAAGTACCGGCACTTGCGCCCGTTCCAGTAATAGATGAACCCAAACCAGCACCAACACACTGTCCAATGGTTGTGATTTGCCCTGTAATGAGTCTCATCAAATCCCATGCAGTGTCTTGTGCAGTACTATTGATGATATATTTGATATACATTTGTTATCTCCTAAATTTCTAACTATTTATATGTTATTTCTACTGTTAAATTTTCTCCAGCAACCGTAGACCCAACTGAAACAATATCAATAGTTAAGAAATCGTCTTCTGACATAGAAGAGATTGTTGGAGATGTATCAGATATCAGTGTAGTTCCATCTGCAACAGTCAATTGTTGGTTTGTGGTGACTCCTGAACTTGTTCTGTTTACTTGTATGACTATTCCGGCACCTGTTGGTGCGGTATCTACTCTTGCTTTAATTTTACTAATTGTAATATTTTTTGGTGCATACCATCTTTTAGTACCAGTATATGCACTTAATTCTCCTGTGTGAGTCAATGCAACAACATTAGTAATATTCGCCAATGAGTTAGTGACTGTTGTTGCAAAATTTGCATCATCTCCTAATGCCGCAGCCAACTCATTGAGAGTATCAAGTGTTGCTGGTGCAGAATCTACAAGGTTTGCTACATTCAACGCAATTCTTGCATCCGTTCTTGCGTCTGTATAATAAAGATTTGAGGTTCCTTCTACAATATCATCTGAAGTTGTTGATGGAGATACTGCCCCTGCAGTTGTATTTCTGAGTTGTTTAATGGCATTCGATAACTTTACCATATCATTCGTAGTTGCATTTGATGATAAAGTATTTGCTCTAGAGTTGATTGCAGTTTCTATTGAAGTGTCTTCTGTAAGTCCAATAGATTTTGCTGCTCTTGATAAAGACACCAATTCGTCAACAGTTGCTGTTGGAGTATCATTCAGTATTTTTGTACGAATTGCACTTATCGATGTCGATAGATTTGCGTCTGCCATCCTAATTAACCTTTGTAATTATGTTTCTTCTATTTATATGTTTTTTAAACAGAACTTATACTGCCAGTGGCTGATACTTGGGCACTTAGATAAATCAATCCATTGTTAGGACAAACCGCATATGAATTAAAGTTTCCTTGATCGCAAGTAACTTGTACTTGGAAATCATAAACTCCAAAAGTATCGGTATAATTAGGAATTCTTCCGAAAGTATCCATTCGGGCTTCAACTACAGTACTTCCATTTGCAAATTCATTTGGATCTGCTTGCGCCATCCATCCAAATGTAAGTTGTCCAGACCCAGTGTTTGGTACTGGATAGAAGTTATCAGACTGGTATGGCCCTCGTACACCTAAAACTGGAGTTGGGCCAAATGCATAATTATATACATCCACATCACCGCTCGCCGATTGTCTTTGCACACGATATTTTGCCTGTACGGAAGTAATACCTGTCAATCCTGTATAGTTGATATACATGTCAACAGGTGTGGCCATTGCACCACTATCTCCAGACGCCTTTGTAACAATTATTCTTTCGTTTGTTGGATCGTGTCTAAATCCTATATAACACCATGCCTCAACGAACCCAATAGTATTATTAAATTGACGGTTAGTACCCCAATCAGAAAGGTCAAATCTATTATCAAAACTAACTGGATCTGGAGGCGTCAATGAAGTATCATTAATAATGAATGTATCGGATGCGACTTGAGTGGGTATTGTGGGCTCTGTGGATGTGCCGATGCGGATGACCGCATTCTCATCTCCTTCTGTTAACGAGTCAGCAGTAGGTACAACGGTAAATGAACCTGAGTTGTTTGCGATACTAAAAGAACCAGATGATTGCATAAATTGTGTTGATGGACTTACGGCCCAATATAATGTTGTTCCGTTTGGAACATCAGTTGTGGTTACATTTATCGTACCAGAAGAACCTTCGTCAATAGAATCTGGCGCTGTTACTGTATATGTTGCTGGTGAAGTTGAGGTATCAATAATGGCGAATGTATCAGTTACTACAATTGTTCCTGTTGCACTTCCAGTTCTAATTTCAATTGTTCCTTGTTCAGTACCTTCAGTGGTTGTATCTTCAGTTGCAGAAATATCAAAACTTCCTGTATCGTTGTTAATTGTAAATGAACCACTTGCAGGGCTAAGATCTTCTGAAGGACTTACAGTAAACCATAGAATTGTGTTATCTGGGACAAGTGTTGTATTGACTACAAATGTTCTGGTGTCTCCTTCATTGATAGAAGCAGGGCTTGAAATTGAGTAAGTGGGAACGTCTGGATCAAAAATTGAAACTGTATCTGCAGTCTCTGATAATGCTCTAGTTATAGTATTCGTACCATCAGTAAAGGTAACATTTCCACTTATGGTTGCAATTAATGTTTCGGTTCCTTCATTCAGCCCATCATCTTCGAATGTAATACTGAAAAAAGCGGTGTTGGAATTGATGGTAATGGTACTTGGAACTGGATCACCTATTTGTACCGCCGCTGGGTAATCTGCACTTGAAGAGGTTCCCACAAGAGAAAGATTAAATACTGTGCCGTCTGGCACATTAGATGTTGTTACTGTAAATGTTACAGTCCCCGTCACGGCCGCTTCTCCCTCTGATATACTTGTAGAGTCTGGAGAAAAACTATCTATACTTGGTTCTGGAGCAGGATCAGTTGGTGGTGGCGGAGGGGCCACTGGTGCTGGGCCTTCTATTATTGCCTTTCTTAACCACGCAACTTTACTTGAGTTATATACCCAAGTTCTACTTCCTATAGTATGTTCATCATCATTAGAAGGTGTAGAAGGAAAGTTTGCCATTTAATTTTCCTTAATAAATATAATACCATGCAACAGGATCAGACGCACCAAACCCACTGATTGTAAATGAACCATTTGCATCTGCTGTTAGTGTTTGTGATCTGCCAGAAAAAGTGGGAGACCATGCAACAACTGTGCGTCCTGCAGCAGCTGCAACTGTCACTGTTGAGTTGTTTCCATTCGCAGGAGTAGTCGTAGAACCAATTCCTGTTATCCCCCCACTACTCAAAAGTCCAGATGCATCACTTAGTTGATTGATATCTGAAATATTTACTTGCGTCCATGCGTTTGAGTTGTTTCTTACATAGAACTCACCACCACCAGTGTCCATCCAGAAATCTCCAGTAGAGGGGTCTGATGGTGCAGTTGTTCCAACTGTCGAGATAACTGCATCATCGGCGTCTAGTTTAAGTGCAAGTGCATCTACGATTGTATCGTAAACTGATGCGTCATCATTGATTGCAGCTGCAAGTTCGTTTAATGTATCTAGTGCTTCTGGTGCGCCATCCACTAGTGCTGCAATTGCACTGGATACATGAGAATGTGTTGCGATTGGATCGTTGTTAATAGTTACAGAATCTGCACTTGGTACAAAAAATTCAACCCTACTTCCTTCTGAACTTGCATTGATTAATAATTCTCCACCAAATTCACTGATACTCGCACCTTCATTAAAAATCAATTCGTTTTCTACAGTTAAATTATTAGAGATAGTCGCATCATTCGCAATAGTTAAATCATTTGTTCCGATAATGTCGCCGTTTTCATCTACTCTAAAGATTGCATCCTCTTTACTTAGAGATGTATCAGTATTATAGTTATTGAATAATGCAAGATAATTATTTGCTTCATTATTGTTAGTATCTAAAAACATACAAATGGATTGGACTGAACTAAATGCAAGATTGTTTGCTCTATCTGATGGGGTGTCATAATCCATGAAAATTTTATTTGGATATGTTTCTGACAGTGCATAGTCCAGAGTTACATTTCTCCAAACTTTTTGTAGATTTTCTGTTTCATAATATTGAAGAATGTCATCTACTTGAGCACCGAATGTGTCAAAATCTTCTAATTGATTTGATGTGATTTTCACGAAATTTGCTCCTACTGTCATTTTTAGGGGTACTGCAACTGCAGTTACTCCATATGTTTCTTTTAAATGTAGAACTTCAGCGTTTGCTGCGTTCATATTTTCTGCGACTTTGATAAAACTCCAATCGAGTTGGTTGCCTCCAAATGCAGTCTCTAATCTTCGCATCATTATATCAATTGGAAAGACAACGGCAACTTGCGCTTCAAAATTTTCTAATTCTTCTTTGGCAGTTGCCATGACATTGTAATAACGATAGTCAGAACTTTCTGCTATAGTAACATCTCTAGTTCTGGATATTGTAGTATCAGGATTATCAATATCCATTCTATATACATTATAACCTTGATATTGAGAAACTAATTGTTTTCTTGTATATGTAGAATTCGAAGTAGTTGTGTGGGTAGTTGCACTTGGTGTGTTTTGACTAGTTATAATACTATTATTTTCAATTATTCCCCAACTTCCTACAGTACCATCAGTCAACCCCCCAAATGGCCTTGATGTAGTAATAATAGTTTGATTGTTCCAATCATCAAAAATGCTGTATGTCATATTTGCAGGCCTAGAACCAATTCCCTGCATCCATTGTTGATGTTGTAGTTGGTCTGCTACGCCCGAAATTGCGGTTGGAGTTGTTGTATAATTCCATAAAGTATCTCCAACTATTCCGTCTATGATAACTCCTCTAAATTGTTCACTTGAGTCTGTATAATTGATTAATGATTTTATTTTTCTTCCGGCCAAAACTGAAGGTGAAATGATAGTATCTCCAACTGCTAGTCCTTCAGTTATCATATCATCAAATTCGGTTGGTGTCATCATTAAAACATAATCAGGAGACCATAAACTTACATTTCCATTTGAGTCATATGCCCATGAAGGTGCAGAATACCAAGTTCCAGCCCCACCAATAAAACTGCCAACACCAAATGAACTAAATTGAATTGTAATTCCACCAAAAACATTTTGTAGTCCAGTAAAACCATTTGTAGTGGTTCCCTGTTCTGCACTTGCAGTCGCTTCTACCCATCCAGAACTTAATGTACCAGTTGCAGGACTACCCACCAACACATTTTGAAAGTCTTCTCCAAACACAGTAACATTTTCTGTAATAGTACTCGTTGTAAATTCATTATATGATGAAGAGTCGATTACATCTCCAGCCTCATAGGAGTTGCCATTTAATAAGGTTAGTGTTGGTGCCCTAGAACCGAAATCATAATTTCTCAATATTACAACACCATCTACTACTAAAGACCAAGTTCCTTTTAAAGAGCTTGCGTTAACTGTTAGTGATGGAACCAGTGTATTAACTGCCCCATCAATATCCGAACTTCCTAAATGGTGAATCCAAACTGTTTGAAAGTTACTTGGATTTACATAATCTGTATAGTTTGTTGCCATCTTTTGCCCAATATTTAAAATTTTCTACTATTTATATTGACAGCAATGACGAATGGTGATATTATGGATAAAAATGGAGTAACCAATGACATATGAACAATTAATGGACAGACGTATAGAAAGCGTGGCTAGAATAGTTGAAAAATTTGAAAATAATAAATCTAGTTGGGGATACCAATATTGGTCTCAAGTACTTGAGTATCTAATTAGGAATCGCCCAAAAACACTTCATTGAGGTAAAAAATGAATAAACCTAGACTTACAGATCCAGAGATTGAAATGTTGGTAATTTTAATCGAAGAGTGTTCAGAATTGCAAAAAGTTGCATCTAAAATAATTAGATTTGGAAGAGATGCTGATAAAACAGATCAACTTGCAGAAGAAATAGGCGATATTCAATGTATGATCGACCTTTTGCACGAATTTGATTTAGTTTCTTTCAACGAGATTGATGAAAGAGCACATCAAAAGAAAGAAAAACTCAAAAAATACTCAAATATATTCTTGACATAACCAATAAAATGATATATTATGGTTATTGAAAATTTGGAGATTATTTTATGGTTGAATTACCTTTATATTGGATTTTAGTATTCTTAATGTCTGGCCCCACTGGCGAAGTTACAATCTTCGATCAAGAACTATACGAAACCGAACAGAGATGCGAGGAAGCAAAATCTTTTATTGTTTCCAATCTTGGGGAGCCGATGAACTATGAAGTACTATGTTTTAAAACTGATAGACCTTTTGGAGATTAATAATGGCAAATCATGTACACTGGAGCATTACATTCGATTCGATGAATGATGCAGCAAAAGAAAAATTAAAAGAAATTCTAGGGCGTGTTAGAACTGATACATCCCATCAATGGTTGGGAGATATTTTTGTAGACCCTACCAGTTCAATAACATATGAAGAGACAGAACAGTATAGTTGGACTACTGAACATGTCGGGCCCAAATGGAGTTATATTGAAGACATGGATGCGGATGATGGATATTTAAACGGTGAATCTGCATGGAGTCCACCAGAAGGTGCATTAAATTATCTTTTAGAAGAATTGAGTGAACTCGACCCAGAAATGATTACTATCTTTACATATGAAGATGAGGCACCCAATTTTGCAGGGGCCTATGTATATGACGGAGATGAATTATATGATGGGTGGGAAGACGAATACGAAGAGATCGTTGACGCTGTGATTGCAGAATACCCTAAAGAGTTGCATGGAAAATACAATTTTGATGATTTGGAATGGGAAGATGACGAATCTTCAGATTTTTTCCAAGATGTTATGTGGGAATCATTGAGTGATCGTCAATGGGAAGATGCGGTAAATTTTGTCGCAAGTCTGAAAGAATGGCGCAATGAACATGCAATTGGTGAAACCGCATGAGAATCGACAGTGAAGTAAAACTGGATTACAACAATGTCCTCATTCGCCCTAAAAGAAGTACACTAACTTCTAGAAAGGAAGTTGACCTTACACGAAGGTTTACATACAGAAACTATTCTGCAGATTTCCCAGATAATGTAAGTGATGTGCATTACGAAGGTGTACCCATCATGGCTGCAAATATGGATGGGGTGGGTACTTTTGACATGGCAGACAAACTCGCAGAGGGTGGCCTTTTTACATGTCTCGTTAAAACATATACAGTGAATGAACTTGTTTCTTATTTTGATAACGACATGCAAGAAAGAACTGAATGTGTTGCCATGTCTATTGGAATAACAGATGCAGACGAAATGAAGTTTCGTAATGTTTATGAACAAGTCGGTACACTTTTAAAATATGTCTGTATTGATGTTGCAAATGGATATACGGAAAGATTTGTAGAGTTTGTAAAACTGTTTCGTCAAAACTATCCAAGAATTGTAATTATTGCAGGAAATGTTGTTACTGCAGATCAGACACAGGAGTTAATCTTAAATGGAGCAGATATTGTTAAAGTAGGTATTGGCCCTGGCAGTGTATGTACTACTCGTATTAAAACTGGAGTCGGTTATCCTCAACTCTCCGCTGTTATCGAATGTGCTGATGCCGCTCATGGTCTTGGCGGGCATATTATTGCTGATGGTGGGTGTACGACAGCTGGTGATGTTGTAAAGGCATTTGCTGCTGGTGCAGACTTTGTAATGCTTGGCGGTATGCTTGCTGGACATGTTGAGGGTGGTGGAGAGGTTATAAATAAGTATTACGAGACAAACGAAGTTGTATATGAAGTAGGCGATCATTTAGATAATCGTACACGCAAAGTAGAAGTGAAAAAATTTGTGAAGTTTTATGGAATGAGTTCAGATGCAGCAAACATAAAACACTTTGGTGGACTGAAAGACTATCGTGCAAGTGAGGGTAGAGAGGTACTCGTTCCATACAGGGGTACTGTTGCATCTACTGCTCAAGATATTCTTGGCGGAATGCGATCAGCATGTACTTATGTTGGTGCAGATAAGTTGAAAAGACTAAGTAAATGTACAACTTTTATTTTGTGTAATGATACACATAATAGAGTATACGAGGCAAAAAATGTATGAGTACACACTAACTGTGCATGACATGGCCAAGGCGGCAAGTTATGCATATTTAACAAAAAACGAAGCAGACCCTAAGTTTTATAAAATGGGATATCCGCATGTAAGATATTATGATAATTCAGGCGCCCAAGCATATGTAGTTTGGAACGAAGATAATGTTATTGTCGCATTTAGAGGAACAGAACCAGATCAATTCAATGATATCAAGGCAGACCTTAAAGCATGGCCGAAGAAATCAATTCTTGCAGGAAGAGTCCACTTGGGATTCGAAAAAGAAGTTTCTAAACTATGGAGTTTAGTACAACAACAGGTTTTAGATATAAGATTCAATCAAACACTTCAAAAGAATAGAAAGTTGTTTGTAACTGGACACTCATTAGGTGGTGCGATGGCCACCATTGTCGCCGGCAGATTACCATCGGTAACTTGTTTATGTACATTTGGTTCGCCAAGAGTTGGTAATCGTGAATATTGCAAATCTAATATTTCAAGTCATATTAGAGTGGTAAATAATAATGATATAGTACCAAGTGTGCCGCCTGCAATCTTTACTTATAAACATCATGGCGAGTTGCATTATATTAATTTTTATGGTAATATTCGTAAAATGACACCATGGCAAAGATTTAAAGATCAGATGAGAGGACGATGGGCTGCACTAAAGAAAAGACAATTTTTTGATGGTGCTTATGACCATGGTATGAAATATTATATGAGATATACGGAAGGGTTCAAAGAATCCATAGGAGACAAACAGTGACTGCAAAAATGATTGCAGATATACAAAGATTGAGGGATCTTAACCGCAAAAAATTAGATGGTAAAACCCTTGTAAAGGCAATTCCAGATCACATTAGATCACATTTGTTAGGCGAAATATCTGGATATGACAAAGTACTAAAGATATTGGAGAATACAAATGTGGGAAATGATAGAGAGGATGGCAACCGATAGGTTGTGGATTTATACAGGCATTGCAGGAAGTCTTTTTGGTGCTGCATTTTTAATGTGGTTCAAAGATACTCGTATGGGACTATGGGGATACGCCAAGTTCGATACTTTTATGGCGTATCTTGCAGAGAGGTGGGACATTACTTGGTTGCAAGAACCACCAGATGCCTGGCGTAAAAGATATCCTAAAATGACTAACAAGATTGACGAACTGGAAGAAAGACTTAAAAAATTAGAAAATAGGTGAGTTCTATGAGTGATGTGGATGTTGCATCAGACATTAAAGAAAAGTTTGAAAAAAGTCAAATGTCCAAGGCGGGAAAAATCGCTATGGAACTTTCTCAAGAAAGAAAAAGACTTAGGGAAGAACTTGCCCAACTGCAAAGTGAAGTGGACGACCTTACTCCAACAACACCAGTCGGCACAATTGACTGGTATGTTAAATGGATGTCTACTATCTTTGCAGTTTTTGGTATTTTTTCTCTGAGTGCTGGTTTTGAAATGGTAGGACAAATCTTATATGTAGTTGCAAGTATAGGATGGGTTGTAGTAGGAATGCAATGGGGCGACAGGGCAATTATGATAGGCAGTTCTATATCTGGTACTTCTGTTGCTTTAAATCTTGTTGAATTAATTACTAGGACATAAATTTTTATGAAAGGATTATATACTGTAGTACTTGCACTTTTTCTGAGTGCATGTAGTAGTGGGGAAACACACCCCCCAGCAGGAACACCAGTTGCAGATTATTGGTGTCAAGACTACTCTAAGTTTCAAGAATATCATGATGGTAAAGGCGGAACTTATGTAGTAGAAGAAGAGTTATCAGAAGATTGTGGTTATGAGGAACCAGTTGTCGTTTTTAAAATGACTTTACCAACTGGTGATAGATTCAACCCTGTTGTGGTTGAAGTTTCATATGAACAGTTTGGTGAACCAGTAGAAGATATTATATTAGATTGGTGGTATGAAACTACAAAAGAAACAATAGGATGGGTTGAAACTCCCGATGAGTATACACTTTTAATTTATGGTGATGGAAGAATTGGTGAAGGTACGATTATTTTAAATGATGAAGAATTCCTTTACACTATAGAAGATGAACCAAGATGTGCCCATGAAGGTCGTGTAGATTGTCTTGGATATGCGGTGTCGAGAAATTCACCAGAAGAAGGATTTATTTTTTATGGTGAAGATGATGAATCTATTGTTAATTTTGAATTAACTATCTTTGAATACGAACCTCACACAATTGATGATGACTTGGAGCCGGGGCTTATTTTAAATGTAGACCCGAATGACGACCCTTCTAGATTGTGGGCGAAGTGGAATACAAGAGTTGAAAAATTTAACAAACTGTATGAAGATTCTGGCGTCTTTGCTAGATTTGAACTCAAAGAAATTTGGATATCCCATTATCATGGATTGCTTAGTTTAGAAGAGATTGCATCTGAAGTCGATGCAGACATTGTGTTGGGTGCCGGAACCACATACCCAAATACTTGTGGTGTTGCATATCCCAACACTATATTTTATGAGGGGTATCCTGTTGTTTCAATGGCAGCGTGTACATGGAAAACCGATTTACACGAAATCGGACATTCGATAGGACTTGCCCACGGCCCAGAAAATCAAGGATTTCCAAACTCTGGTTATATATTTCCACAGTTTGGTCATGGGTGGAATGATGTGTGTGGAGAACATGATGATATAATGTCTTATGGATATTGGGACAATTTTCATAGTAATTCGTTACTTACTTGTGGACAAATTCTTGGCGATGCATCTAGAAATATACCAGAAGATATTGCAGGGAATCGACAAATTACGGATACTGCATATGCAATTAACAGAGTGAGATATGATGTATCTCTTATTAACGATGACAATAAATATAAGCCTGAAGCGGCTGCAAGAGTTATAGAAAGATTGGATAGACCAATCATCATAGATTAGGAGTTTAAAATGGGCGGTGACTTACAATTGGCACTTGATGTGATATCAATACTTGCAGTGTTAGGTGTTTCTATAGGAATATTTCTTAGTATCGTATTTGGTTTTATTAAGTTTGGTTTCCAGTATTCTTTATGGATTGTTCTTGCATCTTTGGTAATATGGTATATAACTTGATGCAAATCTGACAAAAGAAGATCTTCTTTTAGTTAAATGTTATAAATGGCAGTATTAATTACTGCCTTTTTTTGGCCTAGAATGAATCAAAATCATAAATAGGGGTGAGAGGATTCTTTTATGGACTTTTTATCTTTAGTAGCCGATGTTGGATTTCCAATTGCCTCTGCTCTCGCAGGGGGATTTTTTGTTTTCTTGACATTAAAATTTATTCTTGCTGGTGTTTTAGATAATATCAAAACACAAAGGGGATTTGTACAATCTTTAGATAATAGAGTAAAGACCATGAATAATGAACTCTTGCGAATTGATATACTAATGTGTAGATCATTCAACATTCCATTATTGCCTGCAGATCTTAATAGAATCGCAAGAGCTGATGGACAAACAGATGCGAGGAAAGATTAATGCTTTGGAAAGACTTACTATTAATTAAATTTAAAGACGGATTTAGAATTACATCGGCAAAAGATCCAGATGATAAATTTTTTGTTCTTGATGATGTTGAGTTGCAGATTGGCGATTTATACCAAGTTGGGCCTAACGGTTATTTTGAAAAAATTGGAAGTGTTGCAGAGGATACTACGACATGATTTGGTTGGAATATGTCATCGAGCAAGCTGGAAGGAACTTTAAAGTTCGTGGTGAATGGGAAGGTGAACTTATGGGAATAGATGCAGACGGAAGTGAGAAAGAACACTTTCTGTATAAGCCTGGAGACCTTTTTCGTGTGAACGAAAAGGGTTGGCTATGTCATATCTCTGGCGATGATGGTGTAAATAGAGAGTAAAATGGAACTAGAATTAGGAACATTAATAGGACAATATGGGTTTCCTATCATAGCTGCATTTGGGCTAGGATATTTCATATACTATATATGGCATTGGGTAACAGAAGAGGTAGATCCTGTTATCGAAGAATCGCATATGACTCTGATAGCACTAATCGATAGGGTTAGAATGTTAGACAATGATTTGATTAGATTGAATACAAAGTTAAATATGATTTTACAACAAAAGGGAGTTGTTGTCCCATCTGACGAAGAAGTAGAAGAAGTTATAAAAAAACGAAAAGAAAATTCCTAGAGGAAAACTTATGAAAAAAATACTGACAGTTATAGGTTTAATATTTGTGAGCAGTAATCTATATGCTTCTGAACTGACATGGGGGTTTAAGAATCCAGCGTTTCACTATGGAAATGGTTATTCTACTCATGTTTTGAGTGTTGAACAACTACAACATAATAGAAAAGAGGATTTGAGAAAAGAGGCAGAGGCAGAGGCTGCAAGAATTCAGAGAGAACTTGAAAATACAACTCTGGCAAAGTTTCTAAGAAATATCGAATCTAGAATTTACGCAACACTATCTAAACAGATGGTAGACGCAATGTTTGCTGATTGTGGGGATGCTTGTTCGAATACTGGAACAGCAACCATTGAAGGTTCTACTATAACTTGGGTAAAAGATACAGTTGCTGGTACTATAACACTAACTGTCATAGAAGAGGATGGAAGTGTCACTGAAATTACAATTCCAACAGGGGAGTTTGGTTTTTGATAAAATTAGTACCATTAATAATTTCTCTTTTATTTTTATCTGGATGTGCAACCCAAAAAAGTCTTGAAACTTTGTGGGATGTTAATACTTCTCCAGAACTGCAGGAGAGTCCTATTAAGGAACGTCTTGCGGCGGTTCCCCCAATTGATGGGCCAAAAATTACGATTGCTGTTTATCAGTTTTTAGATAAGACTGGACAAAGAAAATCTGCATCTAATATTGCAAGTTTAAGTTCTGCAGTAACTCAAGGATCAGAGGTTTGGGTTATAAAGGCACTTCAAGATGTAGGTAATGGTACATGGTTTGAAGTTGTAGAACGTGTTGGTATGGACAATTTAATAAAAGAAAGACAATTGATTAGACAAACAAGAGATGTCTATGACAAAGATCGGCCAGGAGGCCCAGAACCACTAAGTCCTATGATTTTTGCAGGACTTATCCTTGAGGGGGGAGTGGTTGGTTATGATTCAAATACGGCGACAGGCGGTGTCGGCGCTAGATACTTGGGAGTTGGAGCACAAACAGAATATAGAATAGATACTGTTACTGTGGTTATGCGACTAGTAAGTGTTAGTACAGGTAAGGTGTTGATGAGTATCGCAACGGATAAAACCATTGCAAGTTATCGAAGTGGGGCAGATATATTTAAATTTTTAGATCTTGGTACAAAACTCGTAGAAACTGAAACCGGCTTTTCATCGAATGAACCTGTTAATTATGCTGTCAGAGCAGCAATAGAACAGGGCGTGATCGAGTTAGTTTATGGTGGAGTAAGAAAACAACTCTGGAAAATGGAATTAAATCAAGAGGACTAATATGTTTAAAAAAATACTAATAATTTTTGCACTTCTGTACACTATTCCAGTATACGCTAATGAAATCTACATTACACAATCTGGCGATGATCTGGACTTAGATATTGTACAAGATGGACAAGACAATAAAATTGGTGATTCGACTACTGATATGATACTGCAAGGCGATACAATGACATTTGATATTACCCAAACGGGCAATTTCAATGAAATTGACGCTGTAATTAAAGGTAATACTTATACAGGAACATGGGTATTTACTGGAGATACAAATACAGTGGACTTGACTTGTGATACTACTTCGGGTGTAAACTGTGAAACTGTTACTTTAGATATTACGACAACTGGGGATAATAACCAATTTCAGATGTATATCGGCGAGAACAATGACGCAGAAAATTTAGTTGCAGATTTCACAATTACTGGTGACGGTAATGTAATCGATTTAGTACAGGACGGAACAGATGCAGATATCACTGTTACAGTTGATTCTTCTTCAAGTCTTGCATCTGGTACAATCACACATGCAACTACAGGACTTTCTACAAGTGCGCCAGGAAACTACATTGATATAGATCAAACTGGAAATGGGGATATTAACGGACACAGTATTACATTAGACATTACTGGTGGTGGTGGAAATTTTAAAATTTCCCAATCAGGAATTTATGATAACTTAATTGACGCCACTTTTTCTGGTGATAACGCAGACGTTAATATAACACAACGAGACTGATGTTTAGGTACATCTTCTTATTACTCTTAGTGTTATGTTTTCCACATAACCTATATGGTGCTGCAGGGACTATAACTGACCTGAGTGGAAGTGGAGTATTGGAAAGAGATACTGATGTTATTATTGGTGATTACGGCATAGGCGTTGAGTCTATGGATGTCGCAGTTACTGAAAGTGGTAAGATGCGAATAGATTTCATTGATAATACTAGAGTAGATTTGACAGAACATACCAGACTATTAATAGATGAATTTGTTTATGACCCCAATAGTGGAACTGGTTCTCTTGGATTGAGGGCTACATTAGGCACTATTCGTTACGCAAGTGGTAAAATCGCCACAAACAGTAGACAAAGAGTTAACATCAGAACTCCAAGTGCAAAGATTAGTGTAAGGGGTACTGATTTTATTATGGTTGTTGATGAAATTGGCGGCAGTATGATTACATTACTGCCAAGTTGTGATATAGATGGTTATTGTGTCACTGGTGAAATTTTGGTTGAAACTGATACAGGGTTTGTTATAATGACTCAGGCCTTTCAATCTACTATCGTAAAAAGTATGTGGTCGAAACCATTACCGCCAATTACACTAGATATATCTGAAGGCGATATTAATAATTTATTAATGTTAAGAAAAAAGTCACCTTATGAGGAAGAAGAAAAAGAAATTATGAGGAAGGCCAGAAAAATGTTTGATTTTCTGGATATAGATTTTCTTGAATTTGATGATTTAGATCAAGATGCATTAACTGATGATATTAAAAATATATGGGTAACTGAATTGCACGATTCTAATTATTATCTACAAGAACTATTACACGATATGTTAGATCAGTTAAATTTGGCACTTGCAGAAATATTTAGAGATGAATTAGATAAACAGAACGAAGAATTTTTTGCACAGAGAGTTTATGGGTATGATGAAACGACAAGAATCACCATAGAAGATCTTAATCCTATGTGGAGAATTATAAGAGAAGATTCTGGTGTTACTCAAAGACTAGATTTGAAACTGCATCAAGAAAACGGATACACAATAAACATGGAGCAAGGAGATGAAGCAGTATACGATTACCGCCTTGGTGTTGGTACTAACACTATCGATATCATCCAAAGCCAGTAGTAATGAAATTTACATTACTCAAAGTGGAGACAATCTTACTTTGGATATTCAACAGCGCAGTGAAAACAATTATATCAATCTAAGTTCTACAGGGCCAAATAATGACATTACTATACGGCAAGGTATCCACGATGATAACACATATGATGGTGACGAAACTGGTGGGCATGAGGCATATTGGACTGTAACGGGCGATGGAAATACAGTTGCAAGTTATCAAACAGATACCAATAGAGGTGGTGG